TCAGATCAATGGACAACCTTTTCAACAAGGTTTGTTGGCTATGTATTTTATGCCGCTTGCATCTTACCAATGTGAATTGGCGAACATAACGACGACGAACCATGTCTTATTGACCCCAGGTGAAAGTTCAACCGCTTCAATCACCATTCCTTTCATTTACCCACGCACGTTGATGAATACTTATGCCTCAGCCACGGAAAGTTTAGGAACTATCTTTGTGACACCTTTGTCACCATTGGTTTCAGTAACAGGAGACACTCTGAACATTAGTGTTTTCTCTAAGTTTCCAAATAGTTCCTTTAGGATCCCAAAGATTCCAATCGAAGCTTTGGCAAACGGACAAATTATGTATTCTACACCTAGTGGAGAACAGATTTTGCGAGAGTACGAAGGTACTTTTGTGAAAGAAGAGGATGAAGGAGTGGAGTATGAAGCACAAGGAGCCGGACAATCGACGAACGTTTCCAATACCTATTACAACGTAGGTGGAAACATGCCTATTCAGGATAACCCAACATCCATCGGACAAGATCTCGGACAACAAACTACCGCAGACCTGGCTGCTGATGTGTCGGCAATGCCCCTGGACAACCCACCACTTTGTTCAGGGTCAGTGCCATTCCATCAGACCTTTTCAGGAATGTCCGCGTCACATGGTGTTAGGCCAACTAATGATATGCAACTCTTTCCGTCAGCTTTATCTCGTGAGCCAATGCAGATTTTTAACCCTGCTGAAGCAAAAATTAGTACTCTTTTAGGTAAGAAGTGCTTACTCACGAGCTTTGAAGTGTCATCTTCGGATGATATTGGAAAGTTATTGTATAGCGTTCAGTTGAACACTCGCATGGGACTTATTGATGGATTCGGTATTCCTTTCAACATCGCCTTTCTCAACCAATTTATGTTTTGGAGATCTCATATGAGATTTGAAGTAGTTGCTGTTCGCACAAGATTTCATAGCACACGGTTAAATGCCGTTGTTACTTATGGAGCACCTGTTGCTTCTGAAGCCTTACGAACTGTTGCTTACTCTCATATGATTGATTTCTCTGGAGAAAACAGCAAATTTGATTTCGATGTTGAGTGGAATGCTCAAACCGAATTTCTTCGCATTTATGAAGGCGATGGCCAAGTTGACCCCGTTCAAAACTATTCCCTTGGCAACTTGAGTTTTTATTTAACGAATGCTCTTGTTGCGCCGGAATCGGTCGCCTCAAGCCATCAAGTTTTGGTTTTCTTGCGATTCGTTGAACCACGAGTTGCTGTGCCAAGACCTTACTCACCATTTACCTTCAACGCTTATAGTGAGATTCTTCCGAATTTCATTATTATGAGTATTCTTTCTGGAGACTCTATCGTTAACACTAATGATGGAGTAGGATCGAAAACCACAGCTGTTTTTAGCAAAACTGCTGTTTCGTTTGACCCTCAAGTACCAGATGATGGAGTCTACAATGTATCTGGATCTATCACGCTACGATATTTTTCAATGTCTGGCAGTTTCCAAACATTTGTAGTATCATCTGTTCAAGCGACTTTTGACCCTACAACCGTCACTATCGTATTCACACCAACGGTAGTACCCGGATTTGAGTTCTCAACTTCCGCCAACTTATCTTTTGAATCAATCACCATCTTAGATTCAATTGCTGTTGGTGGAAACGTTGAAATGATCGCTCAAGGTATGGACATTCCTCCAAGCAATGAGGATGGAACCCAACCTCAGGATGAACACGTTGAGGCAGTTGCAACTACCCATGTTGAAACTGTTGAAAGACCAATCCAACCATGCAAATTGGAGATTGGTAGAAAGTTTGAATTTCTTGTCAGCGATATTCATGAAATTGGTAGACGCTATCACCGTATTAAGTTAATTGGTAATAACCAATTAGATCAGTTTGTGGTCAACACATCTGTTACAAATACCGGTGAGACTATTAATTTCTTGAACTTCTCTGTTCAGGTTCAATCTTACCTACGAGCCTTCTT